CCGGCGTTCGACGACGCGCAACTCACGTCCGTGACCACGTCCTCCCATACCGAAAAAAACACCGCCATGTCGTGCTCGACTTGCGGGCAGGTCCACGCGCCGGGCACTCCGTGCGCGACCCCCGCCGCCCCGGCCGCCGCGCCGGTTGCGTTCACCGCCGCCGACCTCCAGGCCGCTGTTCAGACCGCCGTCACCGCCGCCCTGTCGGCTGGCGAGGGTCCGACGACCGTGAACCCCCGGCGCACCGCCTCCCTGAGCGTGACCCGTGACGAGCTGGCATACGGCTTCAACGGCCACCGCAGGGCACACGACTTCTCCACCGACCTGTTCGCCTCGATCAAGCGCAAGGACGGCGAGGCGGGCGAGCGCATCGAGAAGTTCATGACGGCCGTCTTCACCGACGACGTCAGCACGGGCGACGTGAACGAGCTGAACCCGACCCGGAACCGCCCCGATCTCTACGTCGACAACCTCGACTTCACGACCCCGGTGTGGTCCGCGATCAACAAGGGCAGCATCCCCGACAGCACGCCGTTCACGGTGCCGAAGTTCAACACCGCGACGACCGTCGTCTCCGCGCACTCGGAGGGCACCGAGCCCACCGCAGGGGTGTTCACCACGACCGGGCAGACCATCACCCCGTCGGCGCTCTCGGGCAAGTTCGAGATCACCCGCGAGACCATCGACCAGGGGGGCAACCCGCAGGTCAGCACGATCATCTGGCGTGAGATCGTCCGGGCGTACAACGAGGCGCTGGAGGTGGCCGGCGTCGCGATGCTGGACGCGCTCACCCCGACCGCCATCGCCCTGAACGGCGTGGACGCCGACCTCGACCAGGACATGACCGCGAACTTCGCGGCGCTCCAGTTCATCCGGGGCGGCAACCGGTTCCGGAACTTCTTCGTCGCGTCCGACCTGTTCTCGGCGCTCGCGGGTGCCGTGGACGACAACGGGCGTCGGCTGTACCCGATCCTCGCTCCGAGCAACGCCGGGGGCACCACGTCGGCCGACTACTCCTACGTCCAGGTGGGCAGCCTGGCGGCTCGCCCGGCCTGGGCGCTGGAGTCCGGCAACGGGGGCGACGGCTCGTCCTACCTGTTCAACTCCGACGACTGCCACGGCTGGGCCACCCCGCCGCGCCGGTTCGACTTCGAGTACGAGGTCAAGTCCGTGTGGCTGGGCGTCATGGGCTACGTCGCCACGGCGAACACCCGGCTCGGCGGGGTCCGCGAAGTCACCTACTCGGCCTGAGCCGACCACACGATCGGAGATCACGACATGACCCGCGCAACCCGCGCCCGGACCGACGTCCTCGGCTCCTACTCCTACCGGACGGCCGCCCTGCCGCCCGCGACCGGCGTCTCGGAGGATCTGTTCTCCACGACCGGCGACGTCCTGATCACGGGCTTCTACGGCCTGATCACCGTGGCCGTTCCCGCCGCGTCGATCGACTTCGACCTCGCCTACGACCCGGACGACGGCGGCTCCGACGTGGCGCTCGCCACACTGCTGGCCGTCGACTCGCTCGCGTCCGGCACGTGGCTGCACCTGAACACCACGGCCGGTGGCGCGCTGGTCGCCGGGCTGGACGTCGGCGCTCACGTGGCGCTTGATCGGCCGATCGCCCTCGCGGGTGGTGGCGACATCAAGCTGAACGTCGCCGGGGGCGGCGCCATCGGCACCACCTGCCGCGTCTCGTGGGGCGTCCTGTGGCTGCCGCTGTCGGCTGACGGCGCCGTCGCCGTCGTCTGACCCACTGACCCCGGGTCCGGCTGGCATTGACCAGCCCCGGCGCCAGCCGGACCCGGCACCAGCAGAGAGGAGTAGCACACGATGCCCGTCTACGCGGACACTGATCAGAGCACCCGGCTCGACATCGGCGACGAGTGGGTAATCGCCGTGCTCACCGAGGACGACGACGGGTTGCCCGCCGCCGCCACGGTTGCCATCCTCGTGACCCTCCCAGACGGCACCACGTCCGCCGTGACGCCCGTTCAGGCTCCTACCGGCACGTGGACCGGGCGGCACACCGTCACGGCCGCAGGCAGGCACCTGGCGGTCGTCACGGCGTCCGGCGACACCATCGGGGTAGTCCCGTTCACCACCTGGGCGCAAGACCCGACGGCGGACGGACTGCCCGACACCTCGGCGTGCATGACCTATCTCGGCGAGACGTCCGCGACCGACGCCGAGGTGCTCGACGCGCTCACGGCAGAGGCCGCCGCTCAGCGTTCCCGATGCAAGATCCCTCCCAACTACCCGGCCGACCTCAGGCAGGCGCTGCTACGGCGCGTGGCCCGGAACCTGGCACTGCGGGGTTTGCCGCTCGCCGTTCTTCAAGGCGACGCAGAGTCGGGGTCGATGGTGTTGCCAGGCTCCGATCCAGAGGTGCGGCGGTTCGAGGCACCGCACCGCAAGAAGAAGGTGGGCTGACCCATGAGTCTCCCCGAGAAGCGCCTCGAACTTGCCGAATCCCTTTCGACGATCGAGGACGTGACCGGATACGAGTACCGGCCGCGCGTCATAAAGCCCGGCGATGCATGGCCGTTGATTGCGCGGTACGACTTTGCCGAGGGGCAATCCGTTCTGCAGGCAACGTGGCACGTGTTCGTCGCTCTGCCCAGCGATGAGCGTGTGGCGTCCGACTGGATCGACAGGATGGTCTGCGAGGTCCCGGAGGCGCTGCGAGACGCGGTATTCGTCGACACCATCGAGCCCGTTACCATCCAGACCAGCGGAGGCGACCTGTTCGCGCTCCAGATCACCGCGAGGAGTGAGTAGCAATGACGGCACCTACGGGCGCCTATGTCGTCCGGAACGCAACCGTGACCATCGACGGCACTGACTACGCCAACCAGTGCACGAAGGCGGTCCTCACTCCTGAGACGCCGATTCAGACCATCCGCACGATGGTGCCCGACGGCGTGGTACAGGACGTGGACTCGACGGCGTGGACGCTGGAACTGTCCGGCATCCAGGACTGGACCAACAGCACCGGCCTTGCCGACAAGCTGAACGACGGCGCCGGCACGAGCGTCACGCTCGTCCTGGTGCCCCGGGCGGGCAGCGGCAAGCCGAACGCCACCTGCACGGTCACCTTGCTGCCGGTCTCGTTCGGCGGCGAACAGGGCAAGTTCGCCACCTTCGAGGTGAAGATCCCGGTCACCGGCGCGGTGACGTTCGGAACTGTGAGCCCCTGACGTGGCCGAGTCCGGGGTGCGGGTCGAGGGCCTTCGAGAGGTGGTGCGGGGGCTTCAGCGGGCCGGCGTCGACATTGCCGACCTGAAGGAGACCTTCTCGTCCATCGCTCGCGAGGGCGCTCGGCTTGCCTCCGGATTCGCCCCGAAGCGATCCGGCAGGCTCGCGGGGAGCGTCCGGGGGAACAAGGCCAAGAACAAGGCGGTCGTCATCGCGGGCCGCGCTCGTATCCCGTACGCAGGGCCGATCAACTACGGCTGGCGCAAGCGCAACATCAACCCCTCGCAGTTCATGCAACGAGCAGATGCCGACCTCGCGCCGCGCGTCGTCGAAATGCTCGAAGTGGGACTCGACGAGGCGATCAGAAGGGCTGGACTCGATGAGTGAAAAGCTGGACGCCGAGGAGCTGAGTCGGTCCCTGACGGGATTCGACGAGATCGCCATCCAGAAGTGGTTCAAGGCGCCATTCACCGACCTGTCGAGCACCCTCGTGTCAAGGGCGCTCATCTTCATCCACCGCAAGCGCCAGGGGGCCAGCGACGCTGACGCCTACCGCACGGTGATGGAGATGGGACTCGGCGAGGTGGCCGAGCACTTCGACGACGGCACGAGCGCCGAGGGAAACGGTCGAGCGAAGCTCGCGACCGCTCCTACGCGCGCTTCGTAGTCCGCACCCGACTGTCTTTCACGTTCGAGCAGTACCTCGCCCTGACCGCCGGTCAGCGGGAGGCGATCATCGAGGAGGCCAACGACATGGCGCAGGGGAGGGGCTGAGATGGCCGGACCGATCAGGATCTCGGTTCTCGCCGACGTGCGCGACGCCGTGTCGAACATGTCGAACTTCGCCGACCGCACCACCGATGGCGTACAGCGCGTCGTCACCTCGCTGGGCGACTCCCACCTGCACGGCTCCATGGGCAAACTCCAGGAGGGCTTCGACGTCCTCGACACTCGCGCGATGGGCTTTCGAGACACTGTCACCGGCGTTCAGGACACGATGACCGGCGTTCAGGCGCTCTTCGGTCAGGGGGAGGCCGCGTCGAAGTCGCTCGGTGACAAGTTCCTGATGCTCGGCATGGGCATCGGCGACCTGGCGTCCGGCATGGCGAACTTCATCGTCCCGCTCATGCAGGTGGGGCTCGGCCTGTCGGCGGCAGCGGCGGGCTCCGAGATGAGCACCGTCTCCTTCGTTGCGCACAAGGTGGCGACCGCCGCGAGCGCCGTGGCGTCCGGGGTGATGACCGCTGCGCAGTGGGCACTGAACGCCGCGATGAGCGCCAACCCGCTCGCCCTGGTGGTCATCGCAATCGTCGCCCTGGTGGCCGCCATTGTCATCGCCTACAACAAGAGCGAGACGTTCCGGGCCATCGTGCAAGCCGTCTGGGCCGCCATCAAGGCGGCAGTGTCCTCGGTGGTGTCGTGGTTCACCGCGAACATCCCCAAGCTCTGGGACGCCGCCCAGGACGTCTGGAACAAGACCAAGGCTGGTGCCGAAGCGGTGTGGAACGCGGTCAAGACCGTGGTGTCGTCGGTGGTGTCAGCCATCACCGGGACGGTCCACTCCTTCGGCTCCGCCGCGTCCGCCGTCTGGTCGTCTATCAGCTCGGCCGCGTCGAGCGCCTGGAACGCCATCTCCGGCGTGGTGAAGGGCGCCGTCGACAAGGTGGTCGGGTTCGTTACCGGGCTGAAGTCGAGCATCGGCGGCGCGTTCTCCGGTGCCGCCTCGATGCTCTGGAACGCCGGGTCTCAGATCATCGAGGGACTCTGGAGCGGGCTCAAGGCGAAGTGGGAGTCGGTCAAGGCGTGGTTCTCCAGCGTCACTAGCTCGATCAAGGACCTGAAGGGGCCACCCTCGAAGGACTCCGAGCTTCTGCGCCGGAACGGCCAGCTCGTGATCGAGGGCTTCATCGGCGGCCTTGAGAGTCGGTACGGCGTAGTCCGTGACTCGCTACGCGGCCTGACCACTGACGTAGGGATGGGCGGCCCCGGGGCGTCCGCCGCGCCCACCGCAGGCGGGATGAACGTCACCTCGAACGTGTTCCTCGACGGCCAGCCGTTCTACGCCATGACGCAGGCCGCCATTCGCCAGGGCGCCGCGAAGGCGCGCTGGGACAACTACGCAGGGAGGCGGTACGCGTGAGCGTGGCGATCAGTGCGACGTCACAGGCGAGTTAC